CTTTCATATCTCCATGTAGCATAATCTACAATAAAAAGAAGATGATAAGAGTTAGCACCATCTAGCACTAACCCTTGTTCATCTTCTAATTCTTTAATTACACCATTTATAATAGCCTGTAGGTAAGTATCTCTTACAGTTGTACTTATACCTAATTTAGACTTTACAAGTCCGAGAATTAATGTTGTATCCATCTTCTCACCTCATTAAAAAAGAATGGAGAAAACTCCACTCTTAAATTAAGCCTTTGCAACAACTTGAGCGCTACCTACTTTAATTGCTCTGCTATTAGCATCTAATTCAACTACAGTTATAATCTTACCTGTAGCTGCAACTATTGAATCCCCTGTAGTAATTGCAGTATATCCTGTTAGAGCATCACCACAATTTACGTTTTGAGCTTTTCCTGCTACTTTATAAGCAAATGTTGTACCACTAGCTTCTCCACCTGTAAATGCAATTACAGTTTTACCACTTGTTGTTGCATCTGCTATAGATGTTACTGCTAAAGCTCCTATTTCAGTGTTTGCATAATCTGTTTCAAAATCAGCAGTAGTAGCTGCATTAGCATTTTTAATATTAATTATAAAGAATCCTTTTGCAATTACTGGCATACCATCATATCTAGCAAGACCTTTAAATACTGTCATATCTTCAATAAATTTAACCTGATCACTTGAAGCTAAAACATTCCCTTCTCTTTCTGCAAGTAAATATAAATCTCCATAACCACCTATAATGTCATAGTCTGGCATAAAGTCAAGAATTACAATGTCACCACCAAGTATAGGCATTTGGTTACTCATTCCAGTAACAATAGCACCTGCTGCATTAAATCCTAGCAATGTAGTTGTTAAATAAGCTTGAGTAACACTATTCATGGCAAAGAATTTAGTACCTGTAGAATAATCATTTTTACAAGCACCAAAGGCAGTTATAATACTACCAATTAATGCTGCGCCTGTAGTACTTACTTTAGTAATATTAGTTGTGTGAAGATCTTCCCATTTAGGCGCTACTGTTGGATAATCAGAAGGTTCAGAAGTTTGTGATAATCTTGTAGCTATTCCTAAAGGTTGCTTAGTTCCAAGACCATATAATATAGCTTTATCTAATGCAATACCTATTGCTCTTGCAATTTGCATCATTATTTCACTTGCTAAGTTAAGGTCTGAATCCTGTAGAATTGAATTAGGTACTACAATAAATCCACCAACTTTATAACCATCAACCTCAACTTGATTAAAGTTAATTGAAAGTTCATTAAGAGCTCCAACCATTTCAGTCCATACACCTTCTGGAACTGTACCAGTTATGTTTTGTCTAGCTTTACCCTTTACAGGCTTTAAATTAACCTTTGTGATTAATTTTGAATATGTTGCAATATTATCCCTTAATAAATCCAACATGATTTCTGGAATTAATAATTCAGAACCGCTTACGCTTCTTTTTTGTGATCCTAACTCTCTAGCTCTAACTAAAAAGTCTTTTACATCTTCCCTTTCAATTAATTGGTTTGCTGCTTCTCTTGTCATTCCACTGAAAAATTTACCTCTTGCCATTGTTCTTTCATCTCCTCTTACATATACAATTTTGCTTCTTTCACTGCCTATAGGTTCAACTGGTGCAGGTGCTGGATCATTTTTAGGCTCATTAGCATTTAACTTTTCCAACTCACCTTCAAGTTCTGAAATTTCTCCTTCAAGAGTGCTTTTCTTTTCATCAAATTCTGATTGCTCACCTTCAAGCTTTGTAACTTCTTCCTCAACTGCTGCAATCTCTTCATCTGTCTTGGCTTCTTCTAAAGCCTGCTCTAATTCTGCTGACCTTGTTTTAAAGGCTTCTTCTTGTGTTAATAGTTCAGCTAAATTAGCCTTTCTTTGTTCGATTTTTTTACTTAACATTAATTGTCTAATTGCCATTCTTATTCAACCTCGCTTTCAATTTTGCTTTTCTTACTTCTAATTGTTTTTCTTTATGTTGTTCGACTTCTTTGCTTCTAGCAGCAACTCCTGTATCTTCATAGGCAGGGAAAGTAACCACTGACACCTCATGTAAGTCTACACCTGTAATGGTCCACTTAACAGTACCATCGTCACGCCAATCAGTTTCCTCAGATGTAACATTGAAACCAAAACTGCATTGATCTACGTCACCACGTTTAACTCTTTCATATAAATTAACCGCATCAGTGTCATTAGGATTAATCTTAACGCTACCCCATAAACCTCTAGAATCAACTTTAAGGTCTAATGTGCCAGATTTATTTCTACCAAGTACAAGTCTTGTATCATGGTTTATTAAGGCTCTTATATCATTAGATAAAGTAGAATCCAACGCATTAGGGGCTACTTCTTCATAAGCTCCCGGCCATAATTCTGTTTGACTATTAAACACTACAAAGTAACCTTCAATAGTCATGTCTTCGCCTTCTGCTCTTGTCTTAAGTTCAGTTTTCAAACTTCTAGTTTGCTTTTCTTTTCTACTCACCGTTACCACCTCCTTGATTTAATTTCTTTTGATCTCCTATCATTCCAGCCGGAATATAATTTTCAAGAATAATTCTTTCGTCTAATCCATCTATAGGACCTAATCCTAACCAGTCTCTAACTTCATTTCCTAGCATTAAACTTCTTACAAATAAATTAGAGCCTACATCTGCAAGCTCTTTCAAATCATAAGCATATAAACTTCTAGAATTAAATTTAAAATACAAATCTGGACTATATAACAATCCTTTAGTCATTACCTGTTGAAGTATTTGAGCAATCGACATAATCCTTGTATTAATAAAGTTGTTATATTCTTCTTTATTATAGGTTCCAACTCCAAGAAAAAAGACAGGCACATCAAATATAGCTGCTACCGTCCTTTTATCAAGCTGAACTGCATCATTAATTGCTAAGTCTGTTAAGCTTAAAGGCTTTACAGTTTCTATTTTCATTAAATCAGCAGGAACTACCCAAGGCTTACCGCCACCAGTTTCATTAACATACTTTTTAAGAATTGCATCTCTACCTTCTTCGCTTGCCATTTCTTCATTAAATGCATCAACACTTATAATGATTGAAGGCTTCCACTTATCGCTCATAAAGGCATTTTTAGTTGCACTAGCTTGCTTAAGATTATTAACTATATCCTTTAAAACAACTCTGTAGCCTGTACCTTTCCATGGATAGTTAGGGTCAGGATTAATAGCAAAATGTAATACTTCATCATGCCTATAGGTCTGTCCATTGTAAAGAACACTATAACCTGTAGGTGTTTCCATGAAGCTTACTCCACTAGCCTTTAAAGGAATTAATTCATCAATTAAACCATCAACTATTTTAGGATAAACAACACTATTACCATTACCCTCAAGGAGCATTGTGGAAACTATGTTATAAACCCAATTTTTACCTGTCATTAAAGAGTATGGATTAATATCAATCTTTCTAGATAGTTCATTCTTAACCCTTATATCTCCATTGTCTGTATTCTGCATCAAGTGAATTGTCATAGATGAAACTAAGTCAGCTATTTTATGAACTGCCATTTTGACTTCTGGATTATCACTTAAGCGTGTATATCCTGGAACTGTTAAAGTATCAGTTGCATCTGTACTTAAAAACCAACTTAATGCATCTGTAGGCGCTGCTCTTGTATTGCCTATAGGTTTTCTCTTTCTGTTCTTTTTCACATTCTCACTACCTTTCAAGGGTAAAATAAAAAGCCTTAATTTCTTAAGACTCCATTAAATCTTTTTCTATTGCTTCGAATGAATCTTCATAAGCAAAATCAATAATTCTAATTCCATTAAAAGCTTTAAGAGTTAAATCATCATTGTATGATTTTTTATAATAAGCAAGTTTACTATCAAAGTTCTCATTTTCATTTATTATAATTTCAGCTTTCGGGAATCCTTGCATTTCTATTTTTACACCTACATATTTAGCACCTCTTATAGTTGCTTCTTGAAAACATTTTTCTAAATCATTAATATTCATTTATACATTCCTCCTAAAAATTAATAAGCCTTTAACGTAAGACTTAAACGAGATATTGGACCACCTTATCCTTTCTCAATTTTGATTTGATTTTGTTTTGGCAATCTTATCAACTCCTTTATTTAAACGCTAAAAGCATTATTAATAAAAATATTTCCATTAGATTTAGAATATATAGAGTAAAAAATCTATAATTACTTAATTTTCTTTTTGTTTCATCATCCATATTAAAAATATCACCTATCCTTTTAGCCACTTAGTAGCTGAACCTACTTTCTCCATATCCTCTAGCTTTCTTACACATGCAAAAACAGCAGCATCAAATATATCTAT